CTTATCTGCAAATACATACAATAATCTTAATCCCTCTGATGTTCTTATAAAAACTCCACGATTACCTATAAATGGCTTAACACCTTTAGTTTGATATATTTTATTTTTATCTTTTACTGTTGGAGCTTTTTCAAAAATTGTTTTAATCTTTAGTGATTTTGGTATAGCTTTATTATTTGGTACATTTGCATATTTTTTAAGATTTTTTCTAATTGGTATAGCTAGTTTTTTACTCTCTGGTAATTCAGTACCTCCGAACATTTGAAGCCCTAGCTCTTCTTTAAAATGATAAAGTGTAACTTCTAAATTATTTTTATTAGATTTTTTTACTCTTATAGCGTTTCTGCTACTAAAATATTTATTTGTATTTGTAAGCTCTTTATTCATTTCTATAGATAAATCTTTTCTTCCTTTTTCAAATGATAAATCATTAATTGACTTAGATATAATAAAATTCATTGAACTAGCTAACTTATTAAAAGCATTTAGTTGTTTTGTCACATCAAATTCAATAGCATTCAATTATTATCCTTTAAGCTGTTGGAGTTGGTGCATCTGTAGGCACTTCACTCGCTCCAAGACTATCGTTACCTTGATTATGTGGATGGTTGACAAGTGATACTCCACTTGCTATAACATCTCCTGTAGTTACTAAGTTTACATTTGTTGTCATTGAACTACCACTTAAACCGCTATAATTTAAAGCACTTAATAATCCTAAAGAATTAACTAAATCGCTAAATTCAGATAATGGACTATTTACAGTAAATTTTGTACTTGCGTTTATTGTTGTGTTAGTTGAATTTACTGTGAAGTTTGTACAATTACTTATTATATTTGGTGCAGTTGCTGTTATAGTGTCTCCCTCTATCTTAATAGTATGACCTGATTGATTATATATAACTGTATTTCCAGAGCTTATGTCAATTATACTTTCTATATGCTCGTTTGATATAACTATTTTTTCATTTGATATTTCAGCGACTACAACTCTACTACCTGCAGGAGCTTTTGAATTAAATCCAAATTGACCTGCTTTTTGTGTATCTTCAATATTTCTAAGTGTTTTTACTTGTATTTTTTGCACTTGACCATTTGCACCACTTACTAAAGTTATTTTACCAAATTTTAATAAGTTATCTATCTTTTCTTTGTATGGTTGGATAAAAGATTTGAATTGACTAAACATTGAATAATCCTTTATCTACTAATGTAGCACTTGCCTTTTTGCCACCGTTATCATAAGTGTAAGTAATGTCTTTTACTAAGAAATCATTTTTTACTATTGAAGTATCTATTTTTATTATTGTGTTTATTTCAATATCCCAATTATCTATTACTATTTGTAAATTTATTGATTTTGAGATATCATTGTTTCTTTTCCATTTTGCCATATCTTCATTAGTTTTATCATCTGAATTAATATCTACAAATGGTCTAAATCTAGTTATATCTTTATCTTTTACATTGCTATCTGTACTATCTTTTATTAAAAATTCTTGCTTGTAAATATACTCACTAAATCTACTTGTAAAATTTTGATTAAAGTCTATTGATAATAAGTCATTATCTTTTAATGTATTTGAAATTTTTTTATTTTCATTTTTTATTAATTTTAAATTTCCTAAACTATCGCTAATTGGTAAAATATTATATTGTTTACAAAGTCTATTAATAGCATTGAAATATGTTTCCCCCACTTTGGTATCAAATGAATCTATACTATCAAGAGTTAATGTTGATGATACTTTTAAACCAAAAGGACTTACTAGGTCGCTAATAATTTGTTTTGGAGTTTGTGCATTATATTGTTTTATCTCTTTTATATTACAATCAACCAAATCACAAGTTTTACTTCTACCTGCTAAAACTAAAGGCTTCTTTTTGTCTCCAATAGATAAATTATAATCATCTACATATCCAGTAAATTTTGTTTTATTATCATCTAATATTTGTATTAAATCGTTACCATTAATATTAAGCTGGTCTCCATTAAATACTTCTAAGCTAAAAGTATCTGATATTGACTGCATTGATTTAGTTATAGATATACTTTCAAATCCACTATAAATAAATCCATTTGCTTTAACTTGTATCATTTTTCTAATACTCCAATAGTTCCACTTACAAAAATTGGATCAATTAAATCATTGTTTTGCATAACCTCATCTAATCTATTAATATCATCATATTTTAACATAGTATAGTTAATTAAATCTGTTGTAAAAACTATATTATCATTTGTTAATGATTGAAGCCCTGAGTATTTCTGAGTATAGAAAAATATAAATTCACTTCTTTGTGTTGCCAATAACTCCATAAAATTTTGTATATTTATTTGTTGTTGAACTGTATTATCTAATAATGTTAGTTTAGATAGTTCATTTTGTAAAGTTTCAAATATTGTTATAGTATCATTTTTAACACTTCCGAAATCATCCCCAGTTACAAAGTCTATATTTTCAAGAGATACTATTGATTTTTGATTTAATATACTTATCATTGTAGCACCATATATAAAAGCTTGTCTATTAATTAAAGCTTCTACCTCATCATCTACATCTATGTTTAAATCGTTTAATTGATTTTTAATTGAGTTTACAAATTGAGAGCCATTCTCTGACTGATACAATTCTAAATTAAAAACTTCATCAAAACTTCCTACGGTATCTACTATGTCACTAGCTAAACTATCTATTGATAATATATTACTTTTTACATTTGATACAGTTCTACCTATTTGACTTTTTGTGTTTTGAATAGTATCTGATGTGTTATCTAAAAAAGATATTGCTTTATTCATTCCACCTAAAAAGCCTTGTATCTTAGTTACTACACTATCCATTATTGATTCGCCTAGCGTATTGTCAAAGTTGCTTTTAAATGCTGTTATCGCTTCATCTTGAATATCAGTAACAACAAGTAATTGAGTTTCTTCTACTGGCTTATTCTCTGCTAATTCAAAGTTTATTTTAAATGTTGCTTTACCGTAAGATTCTCTATCTTCTTCTATAGTATATGTATCTACTTGAACATCAAGAGTTCCATAGAATTTATCTATTAATATTCCACTACCTATTACATTTAAAGCATTTTTTAAATTTTCTCTTTGAGCTAAATAATCATCTCCAACGATAAAAGCTTCAATACTAAATGAATTTTGTTTTAAACCATTTGATACTGTTTTAGTTCCACCATTTATAAAAGTATGTGTTGTTAATCTTTGTCCACCATTTGAAGATGTTTTTTTAGTGTAAAAAGGAACACCTCTAAAAGATGATTTGTTAAGAGTTGATATATTAAACATTAGTTTTGTACTCCATTATTTAAAAAAGTATTTGCTTTAAAGTTGCCTTTATTTTCAACTGATTTAACTTTACCATCTGCAACATTTACTGTTATATTAGCTGTATTGTTTGATGTAGTTGCTAAAGATTGAACTTGTTGCTGTGTTTGTTGAGTTTGTGAATCTTGACCACCAAATCCAAAGAAACTCCCTATTTTTGAAGCGAATCCTGCTATATCTGATAAGTTAAAATTTTTAAATATATCCCAAAAGTTAGTAAAAACTTTAGTTACCTTTTCCCAATTTTGATATAATAATACTCCAGCTGTTGCTAATGCAGTAACTCCAACAACTACTAATCCTATAGGGTTTGCACTCATTACAAAATTAAAACCTATCATTGCTACTTTTGCTAATCCTAAGGCTACTTTTAAAGCTGTTATTGCTGGACTCATTAACCATAGTGCAGCAGTTCCAGCTAATGCTATTACTTTAAAAGCTAATATTCCAGCAGCTACTAATCCAATAACCTTAACTAAGTCCTCATTTTCTTTTATGAAGTTTTGGAGTTTTGGAGTTATTACTGTTAATACTTCTGCTATTTTTCTCATAGCTGGATTAAGTATTGTTCCAAAAGTAATAGCTAATCCCTCAACAGCACTACCTAACTGAACGAAACTACCCTCAGTGCTATCCATTCTAATTTTAGCCATTTTTGAGGCTACACCTTCACTATTTTGTAAGTTCACTAACATTTTAGCAAAATCTCCACTATTAACTGCTTTTTCAAGATTAATAGCTCCTGCCATTGCTATTTTACCAAATACTGCATCAAAAGCGGTTATTCTTTTTACTTGTGATAAGTTTTTAGCTTGTTTACCTAAGTTTAATAGTATAGTTTCCATAGGTAGCATATTACCATTCGCATCTGCTGTTTGTATTCCTAGCTCTTTTAATACTTTTGCCCCCTCTGCTGCTGGACTTGCTAAGTTTGTAAATGCGTTTTTAAGTGCTGTACCTGCCATACTTCCCTTAATCCCAACATTTCCTAATAAGCTTGTAGCTGTTGTAATAGCTTCCATACTTTGACCTGCTGCAATTCCAATAGGTGCTGATACTTTTAAAGTCTCAAATAGAGTTTCCATATCAACATTCGCTGATGAAGTTGCCGCTGCCAAAACATCTGCAAGTTTTGCAGTCTCTGATGCTTTCATACCAAAAGCACCTAGTAAATCTGATGTAATATCTGATGCTCTTCCAAGTTCTGTACCACTTGCAGCAGCTAAGTCTAGTAATGGTCTCATAGCTACTAATATCTCATTTGTTTTAAAACCTGCTTTAGCTAAAAATATTTGCCCCTCTGCTGCTTGTGTAGCACTAAAAGCCGTACTAGCTCCTAACTGTTTAGCTTGTTCTGATAATAGTTTCATACTTCCTGCTACATCTACAGTTGCATCTGCACTTCCAAAAGCTACTGACTCTAAATCTTTCATTGATTGTTCAAACTTAATAGCTGGTTGTAATGCTTCTTTAAAACTTAATCCAAGTGCAACAATTCCTAAGGCTTGGCTTCCTATACCGCTTGTAGCTCTACTTATATTTTTTTGTGTTCTTGTGAGTTGATTTTGTGCAGCACTTATTCCACTTATTGCTTTTTGTGTTGATGATAAGTTAGTATTCGTATTTTTAGATACTTTTCCTAGATTTTTAAAAGCATTAGCTATTGATTGAAGCGGTTGAGTTGCTTTATCAATTATCCTAACTGAGCCTTGTGCTGGTTTTAATGCCATTTAATTACCTTTCTTTTGAACTTACACGATATAACCTAATTATATCATATAAAGTCAAAGTTTAAACCCTATTCCTTAGGAACAAAGTTTAAAGCTTGTCTATATAAATTATCTATTATTCTCTTATTTTTCATCTCTGATAATTGAGTTTTAAAAACTTTCATTATCACTGCTATTTTATTTTGGTACTCGTTTACCCTAAATACTTTCCCACAACTGCCGATAGCTTAATATAATCTGATGGATGCAATGATTTAACTTGACTTGTAGTTATACCACAAATATTTGCTATAGGTTCTACCATTGATCCCATACTGTTTTTAACATTTCCCAATTCATCAACATCTACAGTCATATCAAAAAAGTCAACTGCGGATACTTCATCTTCATCTTTAATTTTTAAAACTTTAATCTCATTCTCTTGTGTATCAAATATACTTCTTTTTAATTTAAAATCTTTCATTTTATTTCCTTTTTTATAAATTATAATGAGTAGAGATTATCTCTCTACCACATTACCCTCGAAAGTTAATTCTATAGTTCCCTCTGATACTGTCTCAGTAGGTGACATCATTTGAGTCATATTTGTACCGACATAAGTACGACCATCTTTAGTTTCTACTACTATCTCCCCACCGCTAAGTTTTTTTAATACTTTAGTGTTGAATTGTGCAAGTGTTGAGAACTTAGCTTTAATCATTCCAGCTTTAAGGCTCTCAGTTACACCGATAACCTCTCCACTATCTCCTAATATAGAAGTTTTTTCACTTCCACTTTCAGTAAGTTCAACACTATCTGTAACTGTTGGATATGCTACATTGTCAATAGTACATCTTTTAATTGCTATAACTGCCATTTTACACCTCGTAGTTTATTCGCATTGCTTGTTGCAATAGAACATTAATAATATTTATTTTCATAGATGAGTTAATTCTGTTACCAGCTCGTTCAACTATTAAACTGTCCTCAAAACTTGATAAATCTTCACATACTGCATCTGTAATAAGTTGAGTATAGTTTATAATCAAGTTTTGTTTATAAAGATTTGGAGTCATTACTAGAGTTCCAGCTCCAAACAAGTCATTATCTCCACCCACTTTATAGTTCTGAAATTGTGACATTCTAACAACAAAAGTATATCTAACATAAGAAATTGTTAAGAATACTCTTAAATCTCTATCATCAATATCAATACTAATATTATTACTATCTTTTTGTAGTGTTGTTACAGTTCTATCAAATAATACTGTACTTCCAACTACTCTATAAGTAGCAATTCCACCACCAGCTAGTGAGTTTCTCTCTGTTCTTATTCTCTGTGGTAGTGGTAAAAAACCATCTAAGTCAAAGTTTAAGAATCCGCCACCAGGATTACTTTGAGCTTCATCTCCAATCTTAGCGATAGCCCCTGCAGCTTGTTCAAATCCAGTAGCAAATACTGAATAATTGTCAAGAATAGTTATAAAAGCTGAATTAATAGCATCTGATTTAGTTGTAAGATTTGTTACAGTATCATTTGCTCCAACTATACAAAAACCATCTAACATTTCAGTAGCTTTAAAATTATCAGTTAAAGCTGTATCAATAGCAACTAAGCTAGAGTTATCAGTATATGGTTGAGCTATCAAGTTAAATTGTGTATCTTCTAATATAGTTAATACATTATCTAAGTCTGGATTACCAGTACCACCATTCATAGCTACTATTGTGCTTGAAATTCCTTGAATAATACTATCATCACTGTTGTAATTTAATCTTAGTTTTAATTCGTTTCCATAAGTTCCCTTATGCACCGCTGTAAATGTAACAGTTCCAGTTGCTGCAACTGCTGTCACTTGCTCTGTTGTATCTTCATTTACTGTCGCTGCTAGTAATGTAGCTATATCAGATGCTGTATCTCCTATAACAACTGGTATTCTATAAGAGTTCCCATTGATATAAAAAGCATAAGTACCATTTGATGTTGCTGTACCTGTTAATGCAACGCTTCCTGTAGCTTGAACACCTGCAACTAAGTCATCAAGTGCAATTACTTTTAGCTTAACAGATTTATTAATATCATAATATCTACCAATAGCATGAGCTAACATACTATTTGCACCAAATAAAGATTTTGCTTCATTTTCGCTAAATACATCTAAAACAGTTTCAGTTACTGCTGTACCTGATGATGTTTTTTGACCGAAAATCAATGCTGTGTACTCTTGTTTAATAGTTCCTGTAAGTTGTGGAGACTTTACAAGCTCTGCATAAACAAAAGGAATATTTAGATTAAATATCTCATTAAATTGTATTGCCATTATTTACCTTTCTTTTCTTTTTTAGACATATCCTCAATAGATATATCACCATCTTTTAATCTATTTTTCCAAAAAGTAGTTAAAGACTTAAAGATTTTTCCATCTTTTGGTAGTCTTTTTAAACTTACTGGGTCAATAGTAACCGTTCCCTCTTTAGGTATAATTTTATACATTTGCAGGTACTCCTTTGTTTGTTATTATTAAATTAGCTATACTTCCATCTACATCAAAATCATCTAAAGTGCTATAAACTAATCCAACTGGACGCTGATAGTAATAAGTTATTTTAAAACTCATTGAAGCTTTAGAAATATTTGATTGTGAATCGCTATCTCTTGAAATATTAATACTTTCTAAATATATATCTTCTATAAGTTTAAATTCATCTGTGCCAACATTATCAGCACTTAATAAATAACTCATAGCTTTCTCTACATCATATAAGTTTTCTTCTACAATACTATCTAAATCATCTACATCATTGCTTTTTGATACTACACCTATCATTAAATCTAATTCTCTGACTGTGTACATTGTTTGATTTTCTGTTACGCTTTCATCGTTCGTAAAAACTAGCAAATAAGGATATTCACTATCTTTCTCTATGATTGGTGCAACTCTTCCACCAAATACTCTATCGCTAAATAATGTTGTATTATCTTTTAAATATTGAACTATAAAATTTCTTATTAATGTTCTTTTATACATATTAGTCCTTTAAATATATGTCAAGTCCACCTATTCCATCTTTTCTAATATCAAAGACTTTATAGGTTACTGTTTCAATTAATAATGTATCATTTTGCTTAATATCAATATCCACCAAAACATCATTATCATATACTTTTAAAGAAGTATTAAACATAGGCTTTTCACTAGATATAGGTAAGCCCTCTGAATCAATTTGAACAAATGAATCTGTTTTAATGATGTTAAAAGTTTGACCGCTTCTATTGTTTAAACAAATAGTACCGAACTCATTTGAGTTTAGCATTGATTGATGGTCATTTTCTAACGAATCATTAAAACTCATCATTTATTATTTACCTGTTAATGGGTCGTTATTCCCATTCTTTGCTTTAAGCTCTTCTAACTCTTTTTTAAGTGCTTCATTTTCAGTAGCAAGTGCTTTATCTTTTACAATTTCTACAACTTTTTGAGCTTTTGGATCTATAGCTATTCCACTATCAATAAGTTTTTTAGCTTCTTTTTCTTCCATCTCTACAGTAGTACCAGCTACTGTAAGGACTTTTGAAATTTTTGTTGTTTTTACTAATTCTATTTTAATTTTTGCCATATTTTATCCTTATGAAATAACTGTCGCTACTAAAGTAGAGTTACCATCTTTTAAAAGTGGTGCTGCTGTTAAAACTGACTCAATTTCAACTGTACTTCTTGATGGAATAAGTTTTGTAAATACATTTCTAGGGCTTCTTGTGAAAGCTGCAGCTAAATCTAGTTCAATCTCTACATCTCCAGCGTAACCATAAGACATTTCGTTCTCATTCATAGCTGAAAGCATTACTACTTTTTTATCTGGCACCATATAAGCTGTTGCACCTGCTGAATCTTTGTAAATACCATCGTATCCCCAAATCTCAACACCTCTATAAGTACCATAGTAAATAGCACCGCTAACTGTTAAAAATGATTGAAATCTTAAGAATCCATCTTCAACTCTTCTAAAATCAGTCTCTTCTTTTACTAAATCAACTAATACTGCTACAACTGAGTTTCTACCTATGATATGAGTTCCTGTTTTACCATTTCCTGCAAGTAGTCCTAAGAAAGATACGATATCAGCCTTAGCGTCTTGACCTGATTCATCCCAATAGTTACCAGAACCTAAATCAACTGTATTTCCTGCATCTCTTGGAAAAGTTAGTGTATCATCATACCCATCACCTTGTACTGTTAATTTTGCATTAAATAAAACATCCGCTCTCATTGCTTCAAGTCTTGTATCAATTCTCATTTCGTTATCATCAACTTTTGAGTTAACAATATCTCTTACTCTTGCATTTTTTACTTTTGCATTGTATTCATTCTCTCCAAACGGTTTCTTATTTACATCATCATTTGTAATCACACCAGATGGCTTCATTGTTGGTAGTTTGAAAATATAGTTACTATATCCATCAACCTTAATTGGCTTACCATCAATAGTAGGATGAACGAAAGGTGCAATACCATTAACGAATTGCTTCTTATCAAATTCAACTATATTCTCTCCGTGAACATCTTGTCTCGCAAAAAATGCACCGAATAGCGATGGTCTAGTAGGTCTATCCTCAACCGCCATTGTCATATGTTTTGTTAATAAATCATATTTATCCATTATAAACTCCAATCTTCTAGAATAATCTCTTTATTTTGTAAAATACCTGATACTGCTGCTTCTGTTTGAACTCCTGGGAATGTCACATTAGCTCTATTAAATTTACCTTGTTTAGCACCTATTCCAATATCTCCCGCACCTGCGATAACAATATCTTCAAGAACTACTGCAATAACTTGTGTATTATAACCTGCTACTGTTGATAGTAAAATATCTGTGTTCGCAAAATTTGCACCTGCATTACTACATACAATTTGACCTGCTGTGTAAGTTCCTACTGCTAAAGGTAGTTCTACCTTATCATCAATAGTTCTTATAAGGTCATTATAAGTTACTGATGTTACTTCTGTTTGTTCTGTTGCCATTACTTATCTCCTTTTTTTCTAGCTTCATAATAAGCTTTATCATCTTCTTCTAAAGCTTTTGCTTCTGGATTAATATTTTCACTAGCTTCTGCATCTTGTGAATTTTCTTCCAACTCTTTAGCTGAATCTTCAAAATCAACTTTTTCTTTTTGTGCTTTCTCTGAAAATGCTTTGTTTAAAGCTATTGCAGTTTCTCCAACACTTAAACCATTTTTAATAGCGTTAGCTTTCACTTCACTATCCCCTGCAAGTGCCATAATTTCACTTACTCTTGTTCTCTCTGAAGCTGTTGCATCAGATATACCATCTTCTAAAGCTTTAGCATTTGCTTTTTCTAAAGCTTCAAATTGTTCTTTAGTATATTCCATACTTTTTTCCTTATTTGAATTTGCTATTTTCTCTTTATTAGATGGCATAGTTGCCAAATTCTTAATGTCACACTCTTTTAAAACTGCTGCGATTTGTTCTTTGTCTTCTTTTTCAAAGTGTTCTTTATAAGATGATATACAAGCTTTTACACTTTCACTTGCTAAAGCTCTAGCCGATTCTGAATCATTATCACTATTTTCACTTGTTATTATTTCATCAACAAATCCCATCTCTAGAATTTCATCTCCGAATAAATAAGTCTCATCATCCATCATCTTTTGTATCTCATCTGATGATTTTCCAGTCTTATTAATATAAGCTTTTGCCAATAACTTAGATAAGCTTTCTACTATTAAAGCTGATTTTCTTAATGCTCTAGCATCTCCCCAACTAAACACACTAGCGTTGTGAATCATATATACTGCATTATCATATGCTTTTACATTATCCCCTGCAAGTGCTATATATGAAGCCATTGAAGCAGCTAAAGAAGTTATAACAGTTGTAACGCTTCCTTTGTCATAAGCTTTAATAGCGTTAAATATTTCTACTCCTTGATAAACACTTCCACCAGGTGAACTAATCTCAATAGTAATATCTCCGCTTAACTCTTCAAGTTCTCTTTTAAACTCTCTTGCAGTTATACTCCACCCTATCTCTCCATCTATTTTAATTATTTGCATCTAAACCCTCCATTGGTATTAAATCTTTTAAAGCTTCTTTTTCTTTTTTCAAGTTATTAACATTTGTCATAAAATCTCCATTACCTAAGTCAAGAGTAGCTTTTTCTCTATCTAGTAGGTAATTGTTAATAGCTTCAACTTTTGACCGTACATCTTTTGTAGGGTCTACACTCATAACAGGGTCTCCAATCCATCTACATTTTAAAAAATCGTTTCTACTATTAAAAAACTCTGGAATAAATATATCGCCTTGTAAAATACCCCATGTTATTACTTGATTTCTAATAGGATTACAGAATGAATTAACCATCAAGCTTCTTTGTGGATTTGTAAACTTTTGCATACTTATCATAGCTGCTCTTGAAGCTGAATAGCTAGAAACAAATTGAGCTAATATTATTTCTAGTGGTATTCTTTTTGCACTTGAAAACTTTTGAAGTGAAGTCATTACAAATTTATCATAGTTTGGATTATCTCGTCCAGTTTGATGTATTTTTAATTCGTCACCCGGTTGTAGTTGAGTAATTGCATTTTGCTTGATTGTATTCTTTGATGTTTGCTTTGTATCTCCAGTTAGAACATCTATTTCATTTGCACCAAAAGCATTATCTTTAGAGTTTGTTACAATGCTACCATAGAATATAGCTGATAACTTAGCAGCTGTTAATTCATATTTCATATAACTATCAATATATTCTGCATCTCTCATTATTGATGTAGCAAATGGAATACCTCTAACTGTTTTTATTCTTTTTCTATCAAATAAATGTATAACATTTCTTTTACCTTTTGAAAAAGCTTTAAATATTTTATGTGTTCCATCACTTTGTAATATTGAATATTCTAAAGGCATTTTGTTTTTAGATACTTTTATACCCTCTATAAATGTGGAATCTTGTGAGTCTATATATTCACTACCGATTAAATCAACTTGAATAAATTTAGTATTTTGATTTATCTTTGTAAGTGGTAAAGTAGCGAAACAATCCCCATCTATTAAGTGAGTTCTATAAGCTAATCTTTGCATTAAATAAAAGTTATCTTTAGCCGTTACATCTGATAGTGTAGAATTAGCCCAATCATTGAAGTAATTTTCTAATATATCTTCAATTTGTTCTGCTCTTGTATCTGTTAAGTTTAATTTTTTTCTATCAAGAGTTGGTTTTGCTCTTAGTCCATCACCTATAGTATGGTCTACTGCACAATTAACTAGCCCCTCTATAAACCCATTGTTTTTATATAAGTGTCTTGAAGTACCTCTTAAATCTTCTAAGTCTTCAATATCTTCATCTTCTGTAGTTTCTGCATAAGTATTATAATGATTTGATTTTGTTGCACCATCATATATTGACCCATCATTGAATAATCTTGAAGCTTGTCTATATAGTGAAGCTTGATATTCATACTTAGGATTAAAAAATCCAATAGCTTTATCTATTATATTAGTAGCCATTTGGATTACCTACTGTAAAGATTTGATTAAATTTAGGTGCAGTTATTGAATCGCCTTGAAGTCTTGCTACTTCATTTTCCCAATAGTCAAGATTAAGTTTTACTTCTTTAGCGTCTGCTCTTGTAAGTCGTCTTTTAGAGCTTTGACCATTTTGGATTTCATAGTCTTTATTTAATGATAGAGATTGATTAGCGTCATACCACATAGAATAATTATTTAATGCTAATTCTAAAGCTGTAGTATTTCTTTTTTCTGCTAATAATTGTAAAGCTGTTTTAGTAGCCATTTAATAAAATCCTTTGAAAGTGCAATTTAAACTTTCTTTGATTGTTGCGTTTTGCTTTCGCTCCACGACTTATACTTTTTAAGTGATATGATTATAGCATATTTTAACCTTAATTACAAGTTAAAGTATTTAGTATTTATAATTATTAGCAATAAATATTAACTCATTACCTAATTGTATCAACTCTTCTTTTGTAATCTCTTCCATAAAACAACTATCACAATGTTCTGTTAAATCAAAATTATTGTTGTCATTCTTTTCTATACCAAAAACTTGTGATACTTTATCTAATACTCCATCTTTAACAACTATACAGTCATAGTATTTGTCTTTTTCAATTTTCATTTTATTTCCTTTTATTTAAAAAACTTACCAAACAATCTACCAGATAACTTACCGCTCACTCTCCAACCTACACGCTTCATTATTCTATTGTTTTTAATAGGTCTAAAATCATTTATGTACTTTAGAAGTTTATATATGAAGTTCATTTATTTGTCTTTAATCACTATTTGATTTTTGATTTGTTTTATTCTTTTTGTATTTTTTGATAATAAATCAGATAGAAATTTGGTAACTAATATTTCAATATCTTCATCACTATATATATTTGCATTTTCTAATCTTTTTCTTAATGAAACTATACAAGCACTACATTTCCTTTTGCTCTTTAAATATTCATTAAATATTATATGCACTATTTCATTTTTACCATCTGAATTTTTACCATCTATACATTGAATTTTACATATTTTATCATATTTATTTTCTGATATTATTTTTAAAATATCATCTCTATTTTTTATATGCTTTTCTGCAAAGTGTCCTATTTCCCAATCGTAAACATTTCTTTTGTAAGTTATCTCACATATAGGGCAAGTTCTACTTTCAAGATTCTCTTTTATCTTTTCATCATACAAATCATCATTATAAATGTCTTTATAAAGTTCTCTTGAAATAATCTCTTGTTTTCTAATCTTCCTCATCTTCTTTTCCTACATAATCTATTGTTTTATGGTTGCTATCATTAAATACCGTAACTTCTTTTATTTCTATTCCTTTCTCTTGTGCATTTATTATTAACTCAGCAGTTTTTACTTCAAGTTGGTATGTTGATATAATTGCGCTAGATGTTTTAACTATTGCATTTGTCTCTTCAATATCAGCAGTACCTCTTTTTAGTCTTTTTATCTCATCAAATAGAGCACTTCTTAATATTCCTAAATCATTCATTTTATTTCCTTTATTTTTTAGATAAGTAACTTTATAATAAAAAATCTATTAAGTAAATAAAAACTAATAAATATAAATATAAATTTTACTATATGTTACTATATTAAACACTTTGTATTGTTAAATCAATATATTTTAAATCCTGTAATAGTTTAATTGCTGCTAATTGATATACTTCTAAGTCTAAAGCTTCGTTTCTTTCTCTTCTTTTAATGTAAGTACGCTCTATATATCCTTTTTTATTTTCTTTAAATACTACCTTTTCAGCTGTTAATTGCTTAAACCATTCCTCATCAAATGACATATTATAGTGCATATATCCGTACTCTTCTTTTTTTAATGATAATCTTTCAAATACTATATCCTTGCCTTTTGTAGTAGCTACCCACATAATTGGAATAGTTCCTTTTTGTGGCATTTTAAGAGTTGCTAGTGGTCTTGAATCATTATCTTTAACCTCTTTGCTATCCCCTTTAAGCATTGTAAACTTTTCACTATTGTTTGATACAAACTTTTTAACCTCATCTGTTTTATGACCTGCCATATCTATAAAACATCTAAATATTTTTAACTCTCTACCATCTTCACATTTAATAGGCTCGTTGGTTATTCTTTTCAACTCTTCCCATACTGAGTTATTGATAGGGTCTCCCCAAATCTTACCAGCTTTTAAAGCTCTTGAAGTTTCCCCAACTTTCCACTCTTTTATTAAATACTCTAGTCTATCATCTTGTGTATCTACTGTCATAATTATAATTTTAACTTCTTTAGATGTAGTAGTGTAATCTTCTCTTTGATTATATAAATCATCTCCATCTAGTTTTATTGTTTTATCTTCGTAACTTTCCCCTAGCCATACATTTTTAAAAACTTTCATTTTGTTTCTATCATTTGCATCTTTAGCTTGTACGAATACTTTTGCTATATTGCTCCAATCTGCATCTGGGGACATTGAATAACCAGCCCATATATGAAACCCTCTTTTTTTTCTACCTTTTCTATTGTACTCTGCTGTTTTGTTACAATGCTTACATAAAGCTTCTGCTATGTATTTATCTTCTGTTACCTTATCCCAGTTATTATTTAGTTTTGGATCTTGCCATTCATTACAACAATAGAATTTTTGTGTTTGTCTCCACTCTCCTAATTGAGTAATACTCTTTTTATTTTTATGTGATATTCTTTCTTCACAATGTAAACACTTTAAATATGCAGTATCAAAAAGATGAGTTAAAACTCCCTCTCTAAATTCCTTATCCCATTTTATATTTTTAAACTCTATTATCTGAAATTCTCCACAATATGGACAAGGTACATAAAAATAACATTTGTCAGCATCTTCAAATCCAATCTCAATTTTAGATATTCCTGTTATTGTTGGTGTACTTCCGAATATTGCTTGACTATCCCAAAAAGTAGCTGTTCTTTTAATTGCTAACTCTATAGGGCTTCCCTCTCCATCTACATCATCAGGAAATCTATCAACCTCATCAAGATTTACTCTTTTTGCTGTTGCAGCTGCGTAATTTGATGCAGCATTTCCACCCCTTGACTCAAATATTCCGCCGGGGTAAACTTTAAAATTAACTGTATCATCTTGCCTTGACTTTACTATCTTATCCCCAACTATTGGCATATCTCTAAGTAATGGCTTAAGCTCTTTTTTGCTCCACTCATTAGCTTTTTTATCATTTGGATTAAACATTAATTGACTGCAAGGGCTTTCGCTGATGTGATAACCTATTAGCATATTAAGTAACTTAGTATAACCTATTCTTGCTGATTTTGGAAACCATATCTCACTTACTTCTTCATCTGTACCACTTAATAGTATTGCTTCTTGATATTTATAAGGTTTAAATCTTCCTGTAATAGCTGAGTTTTCCGCACTTAAATATCCATATTTTTTAGCCCATTCCAACCCATTTAATTTAGGCTTTGGCTTTAGCTCTGAAAATATTTTAAAAAGTAACCTTTCATTTTTACTCATCTTTAAATTTTTCCTTTAGCTTTTCAAAGTCCTCTAGTATTGAGTTTATATCTTCACTTACAAAGTCTTTAATCTGTTTTTTTGTCATTCCCTCTAAGTTTACTGCATAGTTATTCGCTAAGTTTAAAAGTGCATTTCTAAATATTGATACAGCTTGATTTATTACTATTATTATCTCATCATAAGTATAATTGTTTTCTTGAAGTGATTTGTTTTTTATACCTTGACTTATAGCAAGTTCAAACTCTTTTAATATTGTTGCTTTTGCTTTAAGTCCATTAAGTAAAGCTAAGTCTTTAGTAGTTCCACTATCTGATATTGTTGCTAGTATGTCAATTTGTAAGTCTTTTATTTTTGACTGCATCTCATCAAGTGGATTCTCTTTTTCTAATAATACAATTTTTTCTTTTAGTTTTTTGTTTTCATTTTCTAACTGTTTTATTTTTTCTTTAAGAATATTATTATCTTCATTTTTTAAAGTAGTTTCTTTTTTTTGTTGAGGTTTTTCTATTGGCTTTAAATCTTCTATGACTTCATTGCTTTTTGATTCATCTGATTTTATATTTTGTTTATTGTTTCTTTGTTGATGTGATTCGTGCGGGTTATCTGGATCTTTACCTAGCAATAAAGCTGATTTTCTAAAGTAATACTTTTTACCAAACATACATTTTGATATTTTTAGTTTATCTTTTTGTTTAGCAATATATGGAGCTGATACATTTAACCGTCTTGCTAGTTCTGATGCTGTTATTAGTTCATCTTTTTTATTTGTCATTTTGTAATAATAGCATAATTATTATTAACTTGTAAATAGGTTAATAAAATGGTTAATTTTTTGGTTAATAAAATATCTATAAAGTATTATAAAATATAGCTTTGTTTGTGTTTAAACTTTATATTAAAACTTTTGTATTGTTTTGTTTGTTTTTTGTAACTTAGAATTAAAAAAAATCAATTAGTGTGTAAAGTCGAGGTTTGAACTATT